AGTATCGCCGGTCCTGCAACCACCGAGGCCGAAGCTGCGATCGGTGGCGACGAGGACCGCCCCGACATTGACAGCCTGCGCCTGCAGGCCACGCAGCTCGGCATCGATGTCGACGGGCGCTGGGGCATAGCGCGGCTGCAATATGAAATCGGGCGGGCAAAATCCTGATGCGCATCTTCGGCCTGCCTATTCCTTTTACCGGCGAACAGCGCAAGGCGCTCAACTCGCTACCGATGGATCGCGACGGTTGGTATCCGCTGATCCGCGAGCCGTTCACCGGCGCGTGGCAACGCAACCTCGAGATCAATGTCGACACCGCAGCATCGTTTCATGCCGACTTCGCCTGCAAGACGCTGATAGCCCGCGATATCGCCAAACTGCGGGTGAAACTGGTTGAGAAAGATAAGAACGACATCTGGTCGGAGACCACGAATCCGGCCTTCAGTCCGGTATTGCGGCGGCCCAATAATTATCAAACCCGGAATCAATTCTGGGAATGCTGGGTGTTATCGAAACTCTCGCGCGGCAATACCTATGTGCTCAAGGTGCGCGATAACCGCCAGGTGGTGACCGCGCTGCATGTGCTCGATCCGACGCGGGTGCAGCCGCTGGTCGCCGACGACGGCAGTGTGTTCTACCGTTTGAGTAGTGACAACCTGGCCGACATCGACGACATCATCGTGCCGGCGCGCGAAATTATCCACGATCGCTTTAACTGTTTATTTCACCCGCTGGTCGGTACGCCGCCGGTGTTCGCCTCGGGGCTCGCGTCGATGCTCGGCCTCAACGCGCAAAAAACCTCCGCGCTGCTGTTCGAGAATGCATCGGTGCCGGGCGGCATTCTCACAGCGCCCGGTGAAATCAGCGATGTGGAGGAAAAGCGGATCAAGGAGGAATGGGAGCTTCGCTTCTCGCGCGTAAATCTCGGTCGCGTCGCGGTTCTCAGCGGCGGAATGAAGTATGAGAAGATGTCGATCACGAACGTTGAGGCGCAAATGATCGAACAGCTGAAATGGTCGGCCGAGGTCGTTTGCAGCGTCTACCATGTGCCTCCCTACAAGGTCGGCGTCGGCGTGCTGCCGACCTACAACAACGTGCAAGCCCTTAACGTCGAGTATTATTCCCAAGCGCTGCAATCGCACATCGAGGAAATGGAGGAACTGCTCGACGCCGCGCTCGGCATCGGCGTCGGCGAAGGTCTCGGCACCGAGTTCGACACCGACAATCTGCTGCGCATGGATACCGTGACCCAGGTCACCGCTATTCGCGATGCGGTCGGCGCCGGCGTGATGAGCCCGAACGAGGGCCGCGGCAAGCTCGACCTCAAGCCGGTCGACGGAGGGGCCTCACCGTATCTCCAGCAGCAAAATTATTCACTTTCCGCGCTCGCCAAACGCGACGCGCAGGCCGATCCGTTCGCGCCGGCCGCGCCGCCAGCACCGCCGCAGCCAGCCGCACAGGACAAGCCGGCCGAGCCGGCGCCGAAGCCCACTCCCGCCAAGAACATCGCGCAGCAATTCACGCAGGCATTGCAGGCCATACATCGCGAGGCCGCATGATGGACGACAACGACATCACCGAACTGGCGAAGGGCATGGTGCCGTTCGTGCGCGACTGCGTGGCCGAAGCCATCACCAAGATCGCGTTGCCGCCCGAGCTCGCCGGACAAGTCGCGAGCGCGCTGCGCCTGCTGCACGAGTCGCCGCCGCTCGAGCAACGAGAGCCCAGCAATTCGTAAATGTCGCAGCAGAAAATCAATATCGATGAACTGCCGAACGATGATGCAATCCGTATCTCGTTCGACAAGTGTAATAAGAATTTCACCGAGCTTTATGACGATGTCGACGAGCTGAACGGCCGCATCGATCGCATTCCAATCGCCCCCGGCGGAGGCGCCGGCGGCGGAAGTGGCGATGGTGGCGGTGAGCAAGGCCCGCCCGGACCGCCTGGGCCGCCGGGGCCGCAAGGTGATGCCGGCCCAACTGGCGCGACGGGATCACCGGGACCGAAGGGCGATCCAGGCGACGTCGGAGCGCAAGGGCCGCAAGGTGACACCGGCGCGCAAGGATCGCCCGGCGCGACCGGTGCGCAAGGAGCGCCCGGAACACCCGGAATACAGGGGCCGCAGGGTGATGTGGGGCCGCAAGGGCCGCCTGGCGTTGTCTCGGCAACCGCGCCACTCAACTACAACAGCGGCACGCAGAACATCTCGATTGATCTTTCGGCCTATGCGACGCTCGCCTCGCCTGCGCTGACTGGCAATCCTACAGCGCCGACGCCAACCGCAGGAGACAATGATACCTCGATTGCGACCACGGCCTTCGTCAGCAACGCCATCACCGCGCTGGTCGGCACGGCAGGGCCGGGCGCCGATACGCTGGGCGAACTCGAAGATCAGATCCTGCTGACCAACACCGCTGTTGCCGCGCGGGCGCCGCTCGCCTCGCCGACCTTTACCGGCGATCCGAAGGCACCGACGCCGGCAACGGCCGATAACGATACCTCGATCGCGACCACCGCTTACGTTCAAGCAAATCTCGGCAGTTATCTGACGACGACTGCTGCCGCCGCAGCCTATCAGCCGCTCGATGCCGATCTGACTTCACTGGCCGGTGCCACCGGCACCAACACGATCTATTATCGCTCTGCCGCTAACACATGGTCTGCAGTCAACGTCAGCACCGGGTTGGCGTTTTCGGGCGGCAACCTGACCTCAACGGTGACTAGCGGCGCGCCAGTCGGTGCGGAGTACATCACCTCGACGGCCGACGCGACGCTGACCAGCGAGCGGGTGCTCACCGACACCGCCACGGTGACGTGGGATCGCACCACCACAGGCCAGATCAAGGCAAATGCGGTCGGCGGTTCTGCCACTCCCGTTCCGCCGCAGGGACGGCTGACGCTGCAGACCGCAACGCCCGTGATGATCACGACGCAGTCGGCCAAGACCACGATTTTTTACACGCCATATGTCGGCAATCAGATCGTGCTGTACAGCGGCGCAGCGATGGTGCCGACGACGTTTAGCGAGTTGTCCAACGTCACCACGGCTTCCTCGGTGGGCAGTGCCGGCCCGGCCGCGGTGGCGGCAAGCAGCGTGTATGACCTGTTTGTGTGGAGCAACGCCGGCACACCGACGCTCACGCGCGGGCCTGCCTGGACGAACGACACCACGCGCTCGGCTGGCACCGCGCTCACAATGGTCAATGGCGTATGGCTCAACAACGCCGCCATCACCAACGGTCCAGCGGCATCCAGGGGCACTTATGTCGGCACGGTGCGCAGCAATGCATCGTCCCAGATCGATTGGATTTACGGGGCGACCGCGAGCGGCGGAACGGCGGGCTTCCTCGGCGTCTGGAATGCCTACAATCGGCGCCAGGTCACATCGCGTTCGAGTAATAGCAAAGATAGCTGGTCAATCGCCACTAGCGGCGCGTGGCAGAATAGCGATAGCTCCGCCGCGATGCGTTGCTCGTTCGTGAAGGGGCTCGCGGAAGACGCTTATACTTCGACGTTCGGCGGCAGGCTTGATGGAGGAAGTACATCTTTTCATGGAATTGGCCTCAACAGTTCGACTGCTCCCGTGCCGGGGGCCACGGCCATGGGTTTTGGTGGGTTAAACGGATGGCCGGTCGCAATCTTAATGGGTGCTCCCGTTCTGGGCTTCAATTATGTCCAGGCGCTGGAATACACCACTACAGGCGCTACCTCGGTTTTTTACGGCGACGACGGCGATCCAGTTACTCGGGCAAACGGTCTAACATTCGTCGGATGGATGTGATGGACGCAGGAACGCTCTACGATGCCATTGCCGAGGTCAGCCCGATTGATAGTTGTAGTGTCGGCAAATCCGACGATCGCTCGACCTGGAAATGGACGCCGGGTGCAGGCGCAACACAGCCGCAGATCGACGCCGGCAACAACGTGGTTGCCACCATCCCGATCGACACGCCGACCACGCTGGCGGTCACAGAGTGGATCGGGCGCTTTACTAATGCAGAGTATCGCGCGGCCACCGCGCAAACGTGGCGGCAGACCGCAGGCAATGCAAAGAACTGGGATGTGGTCGCGTTCATGGGTTCAATCAAAATGTCGAAAAAGAACGTGACGACGCTGAAAACCTCGCTCGTCACCGATGGCATCCTGACGCAAGCGCGCGCCGATGTGATTTTCAGTTAGGGGGCGGCATGAGCGAGAAACCGATGATTCCCGCGCCCATGTATACGCTGATCGAGGGCTTTGGCGTTTGCTTGGCCATGTGCCATCGCGCCCTGGCCGAGGTCCGCACCCTGGCGCGCATGCCGGGGCCGCCGGGAGACACTGGGCCGGAAGGCAAGTGCGGGCCACAAGGCGAGACCGGCGCCAAGGGCGAGCGCGGCGAACCGGGCGAGCAAGGCGCCGTGGGGCCATCCGGTATCGCCGGCAAGGATGGCGAGCGCGGCGCCAAGGGCGAGCCCGGCCGCAACGCCGCCGACCTGACTTACCTGCAGGACTACGCCGCCGAGCAAGTCGGGCGGGCACTCAAGACCGCCACGGTCATGACGCCGGACGGCGGCCGCACCTTGCGCTGGGCCATCGGCGACACCGTGCATGAGATCAAGACCGCCATCGTCCTCGATGCCGGGGTTTGGCGGGAGGGCGCGACCTATGTCGTCGGCGATGGCGTCACGCTCGGCGGCTCGTTCTTCATCGCCCAGGCCGAGACCAGCGCCAAGCCAGGCAAGTCGGACGATTGGCGCCTCGCCGTCAAGCGCGGCAGCGACGGCCGCGACGCGCGGACGGACGAGAAACGCGCGCTCGAGCCGCTCAGGTTGAAGTGATGCATTCGATCCTTGAAATCCTCAGCGAGTCGACCGACAGCGCCGGGCCTGACCTGATTAGCCTCGCCGACCTCAAGCTTGCGCTCGAGATCGAGGGCACCGCCGAGGATGCGGCGTTGCAAGCCGCCATCACGATGCAGTCACGCATCATTGCAGAATATTGCAACCGCCGTTTCGGCCTGGCCGAGGCGCTCGAGACCTTCACCTTCGATCGCAATGAGAACATGCTGCCGCGGCAGGCGCTGACGCTCTCGCTTTATCCGGTGGTCGAGGTCGCCGAGGTCTCGACCGCCGGCGCGACCGCGGCCGACTATGAGTTCGATCCCGACAGTGGCCGGCTGTGGACCAGCGGGTGCTGGGCGGAGACGGTGGTCGCCGTGCTCTATAGCGGCGGCTACGACCTGCCGGAAGGCGCACCGGCGCGGCTGCAGCAGGCAGTGATCCAGGCGGTCAGCGAGGGCCGCACCGTCGGCTCACGTGATCCCAGTATCCGCGAGCTGCAGCACGGCGACACCCGCGTGAGCTATTTCACACCATCATTGGCGACCTCATCGTCGGGCTATCTGTCGGCGCCCGTGGTGAACCTGATCCAACCCTACCGGCGCCTCTATGTCGCGTGAGCCTGCATTCTGGTCGGTCTCGCGCGAATGGCCGGGCGAGACCGTGTTCATCGTCGGCGGCGGGCCGTCGGTGCTCGGGGTGGATCTGGAGGCGCTGCGCGGCCGCCGGGTGATCGCGATCAATTCCAGCGTCTACAAGTTGCCATGGGCGGACTTTCTCTATTTCGGCGACTGGCGCTGGTGGCACGAGCCCGACAACCGGGCGGCGGTGGCGAACTTCCGCGGTCGCGTCGTCACCGTCTCGCGCATGTGCTCGGAAGATAAGAAGGTGCTGATGTGCCGCAGCACCAAGCCGCCGGGGCTCGCGCTCGAGCGCGACAGCCTGATGCAGAAATGGACCTCGCTGACGGCGGCGACCAACCTGGCGGCGCATCTGGTCGGGCCGGGCGGCACCATCGTCTGGCTCGGTGCCGACGGGAAATCGGCCGCAGACGGCCGGACCTGGCACCACAAGCCGCATCGTTGGTCGCCGAAGCCGGAACGCTATGATCGCCACCGGGCCGATCTTGCCACCATGGTCGAGCCGCTGCGGACCATGGGCATCACGTTATGGAACGCCAGTCCCGGCAGCGCTTATGCCGATCTGTGGCCGATTATCGATCTGGAAGACGTGCTGAGCGAGCGGCATGCGGCCTAAGCCGGTTCTCGTCCACGGACTCTGGGGCCTTGGGGACAACGTATACCAGCGCCCGTTCGTGCGCGCGGCGGCGAAGCAATACGAGATCCACCTCGAAACGCCGTGGCCCGAGCTCTATGCCGATCTCGACATCAAGTTCATCCGCGGATCGCGCAAGCTGCGTACTCAGCAGAAGAACATGGCGCGGCAGCCGCCCGATCGGTGGATGCGATCGTTCCCGGTGCCGATGCGCGAAATCAAGGTCAGCTATGGCCGCGACATCTCGGCGACCTCGATTATCAATTCGCTCGAGCGTCGATGGTCGGCGCTGAAGGTCGGCTTCGATCCGGCGCTGTTCGATCTGCCTGAGATGGGGCCATCGCCGGTCAAGTCGGAGCGGCCGATCGCGGTGGTCCGGCCGGTGACCGTGCGCAGCGAATGGCGTAACGAGGCGCGCAACCCGCGACCGGAATACGTCAATGCGCTCGCCCACGAACTGATGGCGACCCACACCGTGGTCGCGGTCGCCGACCTTTCGCCGGGCGAGGAATGGGCGGTGGGCGAACTGCCGCCGGCGCACCATCACTTCGTGTTTGGCGAGCTGGCGGTGCGCGAGCTGCTCGCGCTGGTGCGCGACGCCGACATCGTCATTGGTGGGGTCGGCTGGATCGTCCCGGCCGGGCTCGCGCTCAAGGTCAACACCTTCGTGGTGCTGGGCGGCCACGGCGGCCACAACGCACCCGAGAAGATCACCGATCCGCGGCTTGATACGAGCCGTATTGCGTTTCTCATGCCGGAGCACTTCTGCCGATGCACGAACATGCTGCACGTCTGCGACAAGAAAATTACCGATCCGGTCGGCCGGTTTGCTCGCTGG